GCAATTGTCGTGGGTAACTTTTCCGAGTCCTACATTTGGGAAGACAACGGCGGCGCTCCTTTGTACGTACGCTTCGAGCAGCCCGATGGCAACATTGCGATCCGCACCGTTGTATTTGGCTTCAGCGCATACACCGCAGGAAAGTACCCCGCAGCATTCAGCGCCATCACCGGCACCGGCCTCATCGTCGCTAACTGGTAACAACCCCACCAGGAACGGAGCCGCGCACAACGGCTCCGCACCAGGGAAACACAATGAACAAAGACGCTCAGATCGCCGCACTACGAACAGAGCTCGACGGATACATCCGTCGAGGCATGACGCTACGCGCAAAAGCCGTCCAGGAAGTGCTCGCTCAACTTGGAAGCCCAACGGCAACACCGCCCGCGGGAATTGTGCCTTCCAAGTTGAGCGGCACCCCCACAACGCCCGCAGCAGAAGTCAAAGAGCCCGCGCCAGTTGTAAAAAAACCTCGCGCATCTAAGACAACAGGAAGCAAGAAACAGAGCAGCAAGTGACGATCACCAACGGCTACATCACGCTCGCCGGCTTGAAGACCTACCTCAAAATAGACGACAGCGTCGAAGACACACTGCTAGAACAAATAATCGAGTCCGCATCGCGCAGCATTGACCGCATCGCTAACCGCCGCTTCTATTTAGACAGCACAGCAACCGCCCGCACGTACCGTCCAATAGGCAACCTTCGAGTCATAACAGACGACATCGGAAGCACCACCGGTCTAATACTCAAAACAGATCCAAACAGCACCGGCGTTTACCAAACAACATTCACGTTGAACACCGACTACATAGTCGAACCAACAACAGCGCTGGCAAAAGGCCGCCCGATCAACTACCTAACCATCGTCGGCTCCACAGCGCTCTCTTTACCGGTGAACTATTGGCCACAAGTAGAAGTGACAGCCAAATGGGGCTGGCCTTCCGTACCAGACGACATCGAGCAGGCCACCTACATCCTGAGCGCAGACCTATACAAACGAAAAGACTCGATCGGCGGCGTACTAGGCATTTCAGAACTAGGAGCAATACGCATGAGCCCGCTCGGACGCGACATAGCCGCAATGGTACGCGCCTATAAACGCGAGTTCTTCGCATGACGCCATCAGGCGTACGCACCGCACTAACAGCAGCGATCGACACCATCGCAGGGCTGCGCTGCTTTGAGTACGTACCAGACAGCATCGCACCACCGGCCGCAATGATAGAACCGCTAGAAATTACCTACGGCATCGCAATGCAAAACGGCCTCGACATGTACCAGGCATACATTCTGGTGATAGTAGGACGCATGGCAGACCGCAGTGCACAAGACAGGCTCGACGCATACGTGACTAGCAGCGGAGCATCCAGCATCAAAGCAAAAGTTGAATCCGATCCAACGCTCGGCGGAGCCTGCAGCACACTACAAGTCACGGACGCGAACCCGCGAACTGTTACAGTTAGCGGTGTAGAAATGCTCGCATACCGGTTCGGAGTAGAAATTTATGGCTAGTTACAAAATCGCCGTGGACAATTCCACACTAGGCACACAAGGCACAACAATTACAGAAGAAGACATCGCAGCAGCGCCAGCAGATCTAGAACTGCTACTCGCCGCAGGCATTGTCGAACCCGCAAACAAAACAACAAAAGAAAAGGACTAGAAATGGCTGTCTTCGTTTTCACCGACGCATACCTCACCATCAACACCGTCGACCTTTCATCGTACGTAACAAGCATCACGCTCAATTACGAAAAAGACTCCGTCGAAGTAACCGCAATGGGCGCAACCGGCCACGTCATGACCGGCGGCCTCCAGAACTTGTCAGTCGCGATTGAATTCAACAACGACCAAGCAACATCAAAAGTCTTAGAGACGCTTTACAGCGCAACAGGATCCGGAGCAAACACGCTAGTCATCAAGAACGCGACAACAGGAAGCCCACTGCCAGTCTTCACGATTTCTAATTCATTCCTAGCAGCCTCTACACCGGTGGCCGGCGCAGTAGGAGAACTAGCAAAGCAGTCGGTGACCTTCACCGGCGGATCGATTGTGAAGTCCTAACATGGCCGTCTTTGTTTTCACTAACGCCTCCGTGACAATGGCACCAACAACCGGCGGAACAGCGGTCAACCTTTCTTCATACGTAACGAGCGTGACGCTCAATTACGAAAAAGACGCAATCGAAACAACTGCGATGGGCGCAACCGGCCACCAGTTCACCGGCGGCCTTCAAAACCTCTCGTTGACGATCGAATTGAACAACGACCAAGCAGCGAGCTCCGTCCTTGAAACGCTCTGGTCTAACGTAGGAACAGGCACAACGCAAGTAATCGTCTCAAACACCACAACCGCCGGAGAACAAAAATTCACGTGCGTGAACATGTTCCTAGCGGCCTCCACACCGGTGGCCGGCGCAGTAGGCGAACTAAGCAAACAGTCCATCACGCTCACTGGTGGATCCGTAACAAAGGGAACCATCTAACACAATGGCACTACACCTGACCGTCAAGCACAAAGACGGCACAGAGACAAAAACACAAGTCTCTGCAGCCACCGAAGTCGCGTTCGAGGCGCACTTCAACAAAGCCTGGTCCGAAGCATTTACAGAAGAACACCCGCGCAGCACGTACATCTACTACGCAGCGTGGCATTCAATAACAGAAGACAAAAACACAGCGCAACCATTCGAGCAATGGATCAAAACACTCGCGTCGTTTGAGGTCGACACAGACCCCCCGCAACATTCAGACCAGGAAGCACAACCTGGTTAGTTGCGGCACTAGCAGTCAAAACAGGCATTAGCCCGCTAGACCTGCTACGTACACCACCAGAAATCCTCGCCGCGATGGTAGAAGAAGTCTGGCCAACAACGCACATCAAAAAAGGAGACGAAGCATGGCTAGCACTGGCGTCTATGGCTACCGAGTAACGAGCGGCGGCAAACTACAAATCGATGGATTGCGCGAAGTACAGCGCGACCTGAAAAAACTAATTAGCGCATCACGTGAAGACATGAAAGACACGCACTTCACCGCCGGCGCAATAATTGCGACAGCAGCCAAACCACTAGCGCCAGTTCTAACCGGCAGACTTTCCAACACGATCGTGTCAAGCCCCACAAAGTACCAAGGCCGCGTCCGCATTGGGCGAGGAGCCCAAGTGCCCTACGCCGGTCCGATCCACTTCGGATGGCCAGCACGACGCATCGCGCCGCAACCATTCGTCTACGAAGCAATAGACAAAAGACGCGGTGAAGTAGTTCAAGCATACGAAAAGAAAATCAACCAACTGATTACGCGCTACGACTTCGCACCAGGACAACGCTCGACAACTAACCGCTGAAAGTAGAATGCGCCAATGGCCGCAAAATCAATCTCCATTCCAGTTACAGGAAATACAGCACCACTACGCAAAGCGCTAACAGCGGCATCCGTTGAACTGAACACCTTCGGCAGCAAAGCAACAGCAGCAGCAAAGACAGCATCCGTCGCAATGCTCGCCGTAGGCGCAGCAGGGACAGCGGTCGCATTGCGCTGGACCAAAATGGCGGAACTAGCAGCGATAGCCGATCAACGCATCGATGCCGTCGCTCAAACGATGGGATTGTTCGGTGCGCAAACAACAGCAACAACTAAACGCATCCAGGCCTACGCAGACGCCCTAGAACGCGAAACAGGCGTCACCGCAGAAACAATCAAAGCAGCACAAGCCAAACTGCTTACGTTCAGACAACTAGCCCTCACCGCAGACGTAGCAGGCGGAGCATTCGACAGGGCAACCCAGGCAGCCGTCGACATGGCCGCCGCCGGCTTTGGCAGCGCAGAACAAAACGCCGTCCAACTTGGCAAGGCCCTAGAAGACCCCATCAAAGGCGTGAACAGCCTGCGCCGCTCCGGTATTACATTCACCGACAGCGAAAAAGCAAAACTAGCGGTCCTCGTACAAACAAACAGAATCCACGACGCACAACGCGTCATCCTGACCGCCATCGAAACACAAGTCAAAGGAACAGCCGCCGCCACAGCCGTCTCCACCATGAGAATGAAAAACGGCTTCGGAGAAGTAACAGACGCGATCGGCACGAAGCTCTTACCAATAATGAACGGCGTCGCAGACGCGCTGGTGGCCATAGGCGAAAAAGCAACGCTAGAAGGCCTCGGTGCAGCATTCAGCGAACTAGGAAACCAGGCCGACATTGCCCTTAAAAAAATGGACAAGGGCATGAACGACTTCTACCACACAACAGAAGGAACCGTTAGCGGTTGGGGCCGTTTCAGAAACGCAGCAACACGAGCCACCAACGCCGGCATCGCCACGCTCAACGGAGCCGCACGTGTAATGAACGTATTTGTTGACAAAGACGTGCAACTTCTACAACACATCGACACGCTAAGCGCCTACACAGACGCCCAAAAAGAAACCATCGCAAACGATAAGCAGATGATTAGCAACCAGGAAGTGCTGAGGAAATACAACGAAGAACAAATCAACATCCTGAAAAAGCAAGCAAAAGAAAAAGAAGCAGCAGACGCCGCCGCAGCAAAAGCATCCGAGAAAGCCGCCGCAGCAGCCAAAGACGCTGCAACAAAAGAGAAAACCAAGTTCACAGCACTAACAGAAAACCTCAAAACAGCAAAAGAAGCCATTCAGGACTACGTCCAATCCATAAGCACCGCGATCGGCCGCGAAGTTTCCCTCGGTAGCGCGTTCAGTACGGCAGCAAACGAACAGACAGACGCACAAAGCAAAGTCAACGACGCGCTCCAAGAACGCCGCCAGGCATACCAGGACCTTCAACAAGCAAACGCATCCGGCGACCAGGACGCCTACGCAGACGCCCTCGATCGCGTAGCAACGGCAGAAAAAAGCGTTACAGACGCACAAGCAGTCAAGCCCCGCAACTACACCGCCATCTTTCAGGAACAGATAGCAGCAGCGAAAACTTTCGCTGGACACATGAAAACGCTCATCGCCGGCGGCAACATGAGCAAAGCCGCGATCGCTCAACTCCTAGAACTAGGACCGGTAGCGGGCGCACAAGTAGCAAAAGACCTAATAGCCGGCACCGGCGGTTTTACAGCAGCATCCCTCTCAGCAGAC